GGCCAGCAATGATGGTGAAGGGTATCTGGAAATTTTCCGTGGGCTGATAGATGAGGCGCTGCTGGGGAAGGCACTGAAAGAGCGTATTGACGCGTCAGCCCTGCGTACTGAGGTCACGCAACTGGAAGAAGACATCCGCCAGCGGCTGGAGACGGATGTTGCGGAAGTGACCCGAAAAATCGGGGAGGCGGAAAACAGCCTCACGCAGCTGGTTGCGAAAAAGAATGAGGACCAGACGCTGGCCATCGCGCAGGTGAGTCAGCAGGTGGACCGGGTGAGCAGTGAAATCACACAGACCGTCAGCCAGAGCACGGAGGAAAACGCCAGGCAGATAGCGCAGGTCCGCCAGTACGTGGATGACAAAGGGAGTGAAATCACCTCGACCACGGATAAAAAGCTGGAAGACCAGAGCGCGACCATACAGCAGATACAGCAGGTCCAGTCAGACACGAATGATGAGCTGGCAGCGCTGTACATGCTGAAGGTGCAGAAAACGAAAAACGGCATTCCGTATGTTGCCGGTATTGGTGCGGGGATTGAGGATGCTGATGGCCAGACGCTGAGCAATATTCTGCTGCAGGCGGACCGTATCGCGATGATTACCCCGGAGAACGGCAACACCACGCCGCTGTTTGTGGCACAGGGGAATCAGCTGTTCATGAACGACGTGTTCCTGAAGCGACTGTTTGCGGTGAGTATCACGTCATCCGGCAATCCCCCGACGTTCTCCCTGACGCCGGAGGGCAGGCTGACGGCCCGCAATGCGGATATCAGCGGACATATCAGTGCGAACTCGGGCACGCTGAATAATGTCGTGATAGCGGAGAACTGCACGATAAATGGCACACTGAAAGCGGGAAACATCATCGGGGATCTTATCAAGGGCGGGAGTGGCGCTTTCCCGCGTCAGAATGAGGGCAGTGTGAACTGGCCTTCCGGAACGCGCACGTTCACTGTGTATGATGATCACCCGTTTGACCGCCAGATAGTGGTACTTCCGCTGACATTTCGCGGAAGCAGGCGTACCGACAGCGGCAGAACAACATATTCGATGTGTTATCTGAAGGTGCTGATGAACGGTGCAGTGATTTATGACGGCGTGGCGAATGATGCACCTCAGGTTTTCGCCCGAATTGTGGATATGCGTGCGGGAGGTGGACACGTAACCCTGACATTCACTGTCACGTCCACACGGCATTCGGGAAATATTCCGCCGGATACGTTTGCCAGTGATGTACAGGTTCTTGTGATGAAAAAGGGGGCATCAGGTATCAGTATCAGCTGACGGTTTATTAACCCGGACTGGCACCCGAAGTGGTGCCTTTTTTATTGACTGAAAACAAAGAGGTAATCATGCGGTATTTATACGGAGACATTTTATTTTTTACCACCCTGCCGGCAGTAATGACTTTTCCTGCACAGGCTGCAGGCGGACACGGTGCATTTTCCGTGGGATATGCTCAGGTTCACCCGGGCGGCGTGCCGGTATTGTCCGGTACCGGTGCCCGTACAGGTGATTTAAAAGGGATCAACGTGAAATACCGTTATGAATTCACGGACCATCTGGGCGGCATAGCCTCGCTGAGTTACGCCTCTGCGAAAAAGAGCAGAACCACGATGACCGGGGATAAGGCATTTCATTATGAAAGTCTGCGTGGCCGTTATGTGAGCCTGATGGCGGGGCCGGTCTGGCAGGTCAGTGAGCAGCTCAGCCTTTATGGCATGGCCGGGATGGCGCACACCCGCTGGTCTGACAGTGTTCAGGATTACCGGCGTGATGAAGTGACACCGGGGGATGTCAGGGTGACCACCACTGCCAGTGATGGTCATTCTGCACGTCATCTGACGCTGGCATGGGGGGCAGGACTTCAGTTTAATCTGGCGGATACGGTGGCGGTTGATCTTGCGTACGAAGTGGCCGGTCATGGTGACTGGCGAACGGATGCGTTTATTGTTGGGATTGGATACCGTTTCTGACGGCAGATACAGCTTTATCTTCTGTAAATATTGGTATAATGAGCATGTTCATCCACCTTATGGGGTGAACTGCGTCTGAGGAAACGTAAAGTTACACTGTCCTGAAGCCCGTGGCATTACTGCTGCGGGCTTTTTTATTGGTGGAAAGGTATGACGGTTAAAATTTCTGGTGTGCTGAAGGACGGGGCCGGTAAGCCGGTACCGGGATGCACGATAGAGCTGAAAGCGCGACGCACAACGGAGACGGTGATTGTCACCACGGTGGCGTATGGTCAGCCGGGGGAAACCGGCAGTTACAGTATGGATGTTGAGCCGGGTCTGTACCGGGTGACGCTGAACACGGAAGGGTACGCGCCGTCATATGTGGGTGACATTCTGGTGAAGGCGGACTCTGCACCGGGAACGCTGAATAAATTTCTGATGGACCTGGAGGACGCACAGTATTACCCGAAAGCCCTTGCAGAGCTGGAAGCGGTGGCCGCGGAAATCCTGAAACGTGCGGAAGCGTCAGCGGCGAGTGCAGAGGAAGCGAAGAAACGGGCAGAGAATGCGAGGGGACCGAAGGGGGATAAGGGAGACACGGGGCCACAGGGTATTCCCGGGCCAAAAGGCGATACCGGCGAGCGGGGGCCAAAGGGTGAGCGTGGTGAGAGGGGGCCGCAGGGGCTTCAGGGTGTGAAAGGTGAACGGGGAGAGAAGGGCGAAAAAGGCGAGCCGGGAGGACCGGATGCGACGACGGCACAGAAGGGAATTGTGCAGTTAAGCAGCGCAACGGACAGTGATGATGAAACGAAGGCAGCCACCCCGAAAGCGGTGAAAGCGGCAATGGGCAAAGCGGACGGATGCCTGGAGAAAGCGAAAAACGGTGACGATATCCCGGATAAGGTGCAGTTTCTGAACACTGTGGGAGCAGCCAGAGTATACGGGCGGGACATTCATACGGGGGCCGGTGAATGGACCACGACCGAGTTTGTCGCCTGGCTGAAAGCCAAAGGGGCATTTGACCAGCCTTACTGGATGATGAAGGCATCACTGCATGCGGGATTCAATAAGGTCATCACGGATGTCGGACCGGGAAAACTTAATCTGGGTGGCTGTGTCATTGAGGTGATGGGGAAGTATGAGGCAGCCATAGTCCGGGTCACCATTGGCGAATACGGTGCAACGGGGTTTATTAATGGCACGGTCTGTACCTGTACGGTTTACGGCGACACACAGTATTTCCACTGGCGGGTGGATTACAGCACAAAGAACAAACCGGATACGGTCAGCCAGCGGGATGCCAGCACGACGCAGAAAGGCGTGGTGCAGTTAAGCAGTGATACTAACAGTAATGACGAAACAAAGGCAGCCACGCCGAAGGCCGTGAAGGCGGCAATGGATGTGGCAAATGAAGCGAAAACAAAGGCAGAAGAGGCTGCTGCAGGAGGTGGTGTTCCCGGTCCGAAAGGAGATAAAGGGGACACGGGGCCAGCAGGTCCGGCTGGGCCGGGGGGCGTTCAGGGACCAAAGGGGGATACTGGCGCTCCCGGGGCAAAAGGTGAGAAAGGAGCCACCGGCGCAACCGGGCCACAGGGAGCAAAAGGGGATAAAGGGGATAAAGGTGATCCCGGTCCTCAGGGACCAAAGGGGGATACTGGCGCTCCTGGGGCAAAAGGTGAGAAAGGAGCCACCGGCGCAACCGGGCCACAGGGACCAAAAGGGGATAAAGGTGATCCCGGTCCCCGGGGGGCAACAGGCCCACAGGGACCAGCTGGCTCACCGGCAGGTGGTTTGCATGCTGTTGGGGCATTTGTCTTTGCTCAGGCCAGTATAAGTAACAGTGAAAAATATGCCGCAGGTGCCGTGCTTGCGGGAAGTAAACTGAGAGAATGTAGCATTCAACTGGGCTCTCAGAAAGCAGCCACATTAACCGGTAATACATTGCCAGGAACATGGCGGGTCTGTAGTCCACTTCAGGTCAGTTCAATATATCCTTACTGTGTGGGGCTGTTTCAGCGTATATCGTGAAGAGAACGACGGCAGTCAGGTGAGAACCGCCAGTGTAGCACGGTAAGGGGCTGGAAACGCTGAGCAGTGCAGATGAGATACAGGCATACAGGGGGGAGAAATAACAGACAAAAAGATGGGGGACCATCACTTCCCCCATGAACTGCGTTGATTATGTCATTATTGTGAAGATATACACTATGCCGGGTAAATAGTGCCACGGAAAAGTTAATTCCGGAAGTGACGGAACTCTCATTTTTCGTGCATCCTGTTGATATGGATGATTTTTCAGA